CAGATCAACAAGTACATTTGACACAACTAGTTTAACTTTTGACCAAACATTTTAACAATTAATGTATAAATATTAGAAAAGTTTAGAGAGAATCAATGGCAAAACAAACAATTAATATCGGAACAATTGCTGATGACGGTACAGGTTCAACTATACGAGCCGGCGGTGATATAGCAAACGATAACTTTAATGAATTATATACATTATTAGGGAATGGTACAACTCTTTATAGTTTAACATTTCCAAATGCCACAGATACAGTCGTAGGTAGAGCCACTACTGATACATTAACAAATAAGACTTTAACGTCAGCGATTGTAGGAACAAGTTTAGATTTAAACGCCAGTGAGTTAATATTAGACGCTGACGCTGATACTTCTATTACAGCAGATACAGACGATCAGATTGACATTAAAATAGGTGGTAATGATAGAATTACTTTACAATCTGGTATAGTTGACTTAAAAAATGATGGTAGTGAATCACAAATTAAACTATATTGTGAAGTCGGAAACGCACATTATACACAAATTCAAGCCTCACCTCACGCCAATTATGGTGGTGGAAGTGTTACAGTAGTCGTTCCAGCAGTCGCTGGTACACTGGCGTTAAAACCAACAACTACTAATGCTACAGGTGATGGTTCTACTCAAGCGTTTACTTTAACTAATATAAATAATGATGTAGATAGCGTTATGGTATTTTTGAATGGGGTTTTACAAAGACCAACAACCGATTATACGGTATCAGGAACAACACTAACTTTTGGTACAGCACCCGCAAATGCAGATGCTATAACGATTAAGGAGTTTTAACAAATGGCCAATAGAATAAAAGAATCGAATATTACACCAGGAGCAGTTACTAGCGATAAAATCGCTCCAGGCACGGTATCTGCTTCAAACATTTCGCCTGGAACAATTACAGGAGCAAAAATCGCACCTGCTACTGTCGAAGGCTCTAATATTGCGCCTGCCACAATTACAGCACCAAATATAGGTCCAGCTGCTATCACAGCACCTTTAATAGGTCCTGCCGCTGTTGGCGCTCCAAATATTTCACCAGGTGCAATCACAACAACTCAAATTAGTCCAACTGCTGGTATCGTAAGTGGACAAATCGCACCAGGTACAATCGCAAATGATAGATTGGCTAATACAGGAATTACAATTAACGGTACTACAATTGCTTTAGGAGCAAGTGGTACAATCGTTGCTGGTACAGACTGGCAATCAGTAGTTACTGCTGACGGTTCAACTGCTACGACAGCAAGTGCTGGAGAAGGTTATTTTATTGACACAACTTCAAACGCACACACAATTAATTTACCAAGTTCACCATCTCAAGGTGATGAAGTACATATCGTTGATTACGCTGGTACTTTTGGTTCAAACAATGTAACAGTAGGAAGAAACGGAAGTAACATTGATGGTTCTGCTAGTGATGGTACACTTGCTACCAATAGATTAAATGTAAGATTTGTTTATATAGACGCAACACAAGGTTGGAAAGCAATCTTTGATGATGCTTCAGAAAGTTATGGTGCTACTTATATTTCTGCTACTGGTGGTACAGTAACAGAATCAGGTGATTACAAAATTCATACCTTTACTGGTGATGGTTGTTTTGTTGTTTCAAGTTTAGGTAATCTTGCTGGAGGTGGTTCAGATGTTGATTATCTAGTAATTGCTGGAGGTGGAGGGGGAGGTAATGAAGGTGGAACAAGTATAGCAGGCGCTGGAGGAGGTGCAGGAGGATTTAGAGAATCTTCAGGTGCTGCTTCAGGTTGTTATTCAGTAAGTCCATTAGGTGCTTGTGTTTCTGCTTTGCCAGTAAGTGTTACAACATATCCAGTTACAGTTGGTGGTGGAGGAGCAGCCCCAGCTACTGCAGCTAGTTCAAGCGGCTCAAATTCAGTTTTTAGTACAATCACTTCAACAGGAGGTGGTTTTGGTGCATCAGGCAGTAATATATCTGGTGGAACTAATGATGGTGGTCCAGGAGGATCAGGTGGTGGTGCAATCAATACCATAGGTAGTGGTAATACACCACCTACAAGTCCACCTCAAGGTAATGATGGCGGAGCATCACCTGCAACTTGGCCAACTGGTGGTGGTGGAGGTGCAACAGCTGCTGGTACTCCTGCACCTAGTAGTCAGTCTGGTCCAGGTGGAGCAGGAGCAACAACTTCAATTTCAGGAACACCAACAGCTTATGCTGGAGGTGGTGGTGGTGGAGGTGTAGTTAATAGACCTGAACCTTCTCCAGCAGGAACAGGTGGAACTGGTGGTGGTGGCGCAGGAGGATTTCCTGGTAAAACTCCAGGTAACGCAGGTACAGCAAATACTGGTGGTGGTGGAGGTGGTGCAGCTAATAGATATCCAGAATGTGGTCCAAATTATGCTGGTGGCGCTGGCGGAAAAGGAATTGTAATTATAAGATACAAGTTTCAAAATTAATGTTTGAAAGAGGTTATAAATAATAAAAAGGAATAAAAAATGGCGGCAATAATAACAAATAAATTTAGAATACATAACGCAGAAAAGTTTACAACTGCGTTAACAGGTTCTTCAAATGTCTTTTATTTAGGAATAGGTAGACCACAAGGGTTTACAACTTCAACAAGACCTGATAGTAGAACAGAAAATGAAGGATCAGATGCTTCTCCATTAACACCTGTAGATTCAATACAGGAAGAGTTTTATTCTTTTGACGATTTGATCGCCGCAAAAAAAGTGGCAACTTCAGATGTATCATATGTCATACCAAGAAGAAACTGGACATCAGGTACAGTTTACGACTATTATAGACACGATTACGGAAATAGAATTACAGGTACTACAACTACACAAACATCAGATAGTGGTGCTTCAACATTATGGGATTCTACTTTTTATGTTTTAAATAGTGAAAATAGAGTTTACAAATGTTTAGATAACAACAACGGTGGAACATCTACTTTTGAACCTACTGGCGATAGTAATAATATTATTACAACTGGTGATGACTACAAATGGAAATTTATGTATGAGTTAACAGCTGCTCAACAAGTTAACTTTTTATCAACAGATTTTATGGCAGTTGCAACTGATTCAGGTGTAGCCGCAGCAAACACAGATGGTGAAGTAAATATAGTTAAAATTAAATCTTCAGGTTCTGGTGCTTCAGTCAATAGTACATTTACAAATATTGATATACGAGGAGATGGTAGTGGTGGAAAAGTTTCAGTTACTACATCAGGAGGTGTCGTATCTGCTGTAACAGTAACAAATGCTGGTTCAGGTTACACATACGCTTATATTAGAAACGCAGACATAGTATCTGCTGGCGCAACTGACTTAACAGGCGCTGAATTAGATTGTATTATAGAACCAAAAGGTGGACACGGTGAAAATGCAATTAAAGAATTAGGTGGTTTTTATGTAATGTTAAATGTTAACTTTGAAGCAGGTGAGGCTTCAAACACAGGTGACTTTACAACAGCAAACGACTTTAGAAGAATTGTACTAATTAGAGATCCAAATAACTTTGGTGGTGCATCTGCTGCTTCCTCAAACACATTAAGAGGAACATACGCAGTACGATTTGCCGCTTCTCCTACACCAGGAACATTTACAGTTGATGAAGAAATCAATCAAGCAACAACTGGCGCAGTAGGAAAAGTTGTAGAATGGGATGCAACAAATAGAATTTTATATTATGTACAAACAAGATTTAATGACCAAGGTGCTGATAGTAATGGTAATTTGACAGCGTTCTCGGGTACAAATGTTATTACAGGACAATCTTCTTCTGCATCTGGAACACCAAGTTCAACAGCAAGTGAAACTGTTGATAATATCACTTTTACAAGTGGATATGCTAATCCGGAAATAGAATCAGATGATGGAGATGTTATATACATAGAGAATAGATCGCCTATTACAAGAGCTTCAGACCAGACGGAAAATGTTAAATTAATTATTGAGTTTTAAGGGGAAATAAATGCCAAGTCCAACAGACTTTAACCTCTCGCCTTACTTTGATGATTTTGATGAAGCAAAAAAGTTTCATAGAATCCTTTTTAGACCAGGCTTCGCAGTTCAAGCGAGAGAGTTAACACAACTACAAAC